GTTATTTAACCCTAATAATCCAAAAGATGTAGAGAGTTTAAGATCTTTCGATCTTAAGTCGTCAAACACATCTGATAAAACTAACCCCCTTTTACAAAAAGGATTCGGTAGAGTTTTATCCAAAAGAAGTATTCTTTTAAATAGCTTGAAGTCGAACTGGGATGAGATAAAAATGATCTCTCTAACCAACAAAGTACAGTTGGGTCTTTTAAAATTCTTTTTAAGAATAGTGATTCCACTATCCTTAGCTAGACAGTTAAAAGACGTCTCTGGTAAAATGTGGCTGACTTATAGATTCATTCAGTACATTAGAAAAGTTAGAAACCATAGAGGTTCTACTTATCTAGTGACTTACATGAAACTTAGCCAGTTAGCTATCTCAAGGGCCATCTCTGGACAGCCTCTTGGATCACTAAGAGAGCTTGATTCTAACTTCATCTTCCCAGTTCTTACTAGGGCAGGTTTACCGAGATTTATTCCTCAACGGGATAGAATCGCGATAAAAAGAGGTTCAGAAAGAGTCATAAGATTCTATCTTACTCTGTATTCTTTATATAGAATACTTCAGGCACCTAGTATTCCAAAGCTATCTACGATAACTAGCCCTCCCTCATTTGATGTCAGTTTTGTTAAGGAACTTAGACTATTCTTTTTCAAGAATTCTTCTAAGTTGTTGAGACCTTTTAATCCTTTCGGGTTAAAAGACCTTAACGTAACTGATTGGTTTAATTTTGAAACCGCATCACCTGTAGGAAAAGTCTCATGGAAAACTGTTTTCGCAACCTTGATGGTTATGATAAACAAATATCCTAAAATGTTTAGATACATTTTAGAATATTCCAAAGCGACTCAGAATCCTGGTGTTTCTATCATCACTAATCTTTTTGCTATAGGGAAACTTGTTTCCTTTTACACAGAAAGATTTGTGAAATCATATTATCCTAATGATGCAATTCCTGATGAATATCAAGAAGTGCCTGTTCATTGTAATATGAGACAGCAACAACTGGATCGAGACGTGAGAATTTCCTTAGGTATGCTAAGTTGTAAAATTGAACCAGCCGGAAAAGTTAGAGTATTCGCGATGGTTGATATAATAACTCAGAATCTTCTGAGACCATTACATCAGGTCCTATCAAAAATACTTAAAGCTTTACCTAACGATGGGACTTTCAATCAAGAGGCCATGGTTGATCGAGCTGTTATAAAAGCTCAATCATATGGTGGTGCCTACTGTTACGACCTTTCGGCTGCAACAGATAGACTACCTATCTTGATTCAAAGATCAATTCTAGCTTCTTTATTTGGAACTAAAATTGCTCTTTTATGGAAAGCTATCCTCGTTAACCGGCCTTATCAGTTACCCGATAACAACCTGAATAGTTTTATCTTCAAGAAAGATAAAACTCAGTTGGGGAAAGACTTCTGGTACTCAACTGGTCAACCTATGGGAGCGTTATCCTCCTTCAATATGCTAGGTCTTACACATCATTTGATTGTACAATACTGTGCAACCAAATTACATCCAGATCATAGATTTAAGTTATCTAATGAACTTGGGTGGTGTATCGCCTACGAAATTTTAGGAGATGATGTAGCTATCTTCGACAGGGACTTAGCCGCACAATACTTGATTGTGATGGACAAATTAGGAGTTCCTATTAATGAGAAAAAATCCGTTATTTCTATTTCAGGTAAAACACTTGAATTAGCTAAACGAACTTCTCATTTAGGGAAGGATGTATCAGCAGTATCTTTTAAAGATATTCTGTCATCGGCTCCTTTTGCCCAAAGAATTGCTATTGTAGATAGACTTTCTAGAAGAAAAGTCTTACCTCTACAGAGAGCAGTTCTAATCACAACAAAGTTCTACGGTGAAGATCCTGTATTAAGATCTGGTTATATGTACTTGGCGATGTTCTTCCGAGCATACCAAGCACATCAGGTATCCATCTATGATGTGTTCTTCTTCCTTTTCTTATTACGGAAAATGAATAAGACACCCATAGCTGGTAAATACAGCTACTCAGGTAGATTAACGCGAATCCTAGAAGGTGTTATAAGTAGAATCCAAAATGGATTGACTTCTTATAACTCACCTAATAGATCCGTTTTCCCAGAGAGTCTCGTGAGTCAGAACATCCTCGAGTTCACTTCTGTTCTTTCTACTGTTTTTAAAGATCTTTTAAGAGCTTTACAACAGAAGAGAGGAGTGTTGAGAACTAAGATGGATGGAAGACCGATAGGAGATGGATCTTTATTGGATATTGGAACATTCAAGTTTATTGAATCCCAAATATTCTCTAAAGTACATAATAGAGCTATGTTTAGTAATGAACTTACGCAGTTCAGAAATAAACTTATCACTCTTATGTTCCACAGCTTTGATGATGCAAAAGACATGTTTACTAACATGTCTGGTGCAAAAGCTGTTTCTCAAGCAATCAGTTCTCTTGATAAGAGAGAATCTGATATGAGAAAAATGGAAACCATTCCTTTCGATCCTTTCCAATATCTTGGAAGTCCTGAGGAACGAGACCCGGTTAACAATGACCTTTCAAATTTCCAATTTGATTCATTAGATGATATTCTTTCTGTTATGGAAAGATTTACCAACTATGAAAAAAGTTCGGATCTTTATAAAGGTCTTGACACATTAGAGGAGTCTACTGACTACTCACCTTTGGCAGATTACAGCAAGATTTTCTTAAGCTTCTCTGATGCTAATGAAAAACTTATTGCAATGAATTCTATGATGATGGCTGTGCCATATCTTAGAACCAAAGATCTTGTTAATGTGGTTACCTTAGTGGTATATGCCTTCTACTGTAGAAGACACAGTGTCTCTATTGGTAATTAACCTGTGACCTGAAAGAGAGTTTAACTCGCTAAAGAATGATCTATATAGTACACGAGGTGTTGCTAAAGTATTCTACTTTAGTACATTCGTCGGTCTACATAGCCAGAGGAGATTGATCTTTCTTATAGATCCAAAGTTCTATAAACTTTAAATTATAGAAAAGAAAAACCTCTTTTGGATTCTTCTTCTAGATAGAGTCAAATGGAACGTTTAACGTCGTATTGACGCTCACATTACACGTGATCTAAATAGCGACTGCCCT